ATTTATGAACTAAGTGGCAAAGGAAAGAAAGCAACTCTTAGACACATAGGAAAAGCAGCGTCAGAAGAACCACACGCTGCTGCAGCAAACAACTCAGAAGACTTTGGGTATGATTTTTATGTAGACTCAAACTTTTCATCGGCAGCTGCAAGTCATAAACCAACACCATTTTTTAACTATTTTAAAAAAGGAACTAGACCTACTACAGAAACTGCAGGTCCCCAAGTGTTTGGTCTTAGCTTACAATTACCTTCTCCAGACCTACTTACAGGTGGAAGGTTTGTAGAAACAGGTAGAACAAAAGCTTTATATAACACAGAAATAAAAAGACCTAAGAAAGATATATACACAGATGTGGCAGTACAATATGCCGCGGTTTCAAAAGGAGCTAAAGGTGATGGTGTAGCGGCTTCAAATGAAATTGTAATGGAGGCTATTCAAATTTTTGAACCTACAGGTCAAAACAATTTTGGGGATTTTAAGTGGGATGGTTACGATATAGATGGAGGAACTGCAGGGGTTGATAGTGCAGAGTATCTTAGAACCACTATGACTCAATTAAACGGTAACCATCATAGTGCTAACACACAGTTAACAGTAGATTCTACTGCAGGTATGTTTCCAGAAATGATTCTTGCTATAAATTTTCCAGGTGAGCATATAAAAGTTTTATCTGTTGATTCATCTACTCTAATAACGGTAGAAAGAGGTTTCACAGGTTATGGAAGTTCTGTAGCTATAGGAAATAGAGATGATAATGCTTATATATGGGTATTAAGAGTTGCTAAAATACAATATATAGCTAATACATCCGAAGCTGCTACAGTCACCGTAGATAATTCTTGTTTAGCCCTTATTTCACATGTAGATAAAGGTATTGCAGAAAGTGCTGTAGTTTGGCAACAAGGTACTGGAGTTGGTTTAGACAACACTTTTTATGGTGAAACAAGTCAATTTAGATTCCAATTAAAAACAAGACCTAGATTAACTTTAGGTATAAAAAGGACATTTAACTTTGCAACAGGTTCTGAAACATCTCCTAATGCTATTAGAGAAAATGTTGCGGCCGCACTAAGAAGAAGAACATCATCATCTGCAGAAGGAAAATTAGATACTTACAATCCTCCTGTATATCATATTGATAATGTACCAAGTGCAGCTTCCGGGTCTGGAACACAAACAATCACTTATGGAGAAACAACCTTATTAGGTACCTTAAGTGCAGGTATAGATGATGATGCAACTACAACAACAATACCTGTTACAAATACTATAGGGATGTATACTGGACAAACTATAAAAATAGGTAGTGAAAAAATTACAGTAGGTACCGTTGCTAGTAAAATATCTTTAACTGGATGTACACGAGGTGCCGCTTCAACATCAAGAGGTGCCCATGCCACAGGGGCGGTTATAACTGATGCTAGTGTAGATTTAAGAAAATATGGGCTTAGACCTGGTATGTGTGTAAACATATTATCTAGTGGAGTTCCTAGTACTTCGTATGGTTATGTATCATCAGTATCAGCTACACAAATAGTTGTTACCTGGTCAACAGGTGGAGTGTCTACAGGCTCTCCAACAGCTTCTACATTGAGATATTATATACCCGTTAGGGCTGGTGACATAATACATGTACGAGATGACCTAGCTAATATAGATGCAAAAGCTATGGTTTTGAATATAACATACCAAGAAGGCTCAGGTTCTTCTCTTACTTCTTATCAAGTGGTTAGTGCAGAATCTGCAGAAGAGCAAGGTGCTCCAAAGAAGTCACTAGTATCTGCTACCGCAGAATCGGCTGCTCAAGAAGAAGGATTACCTCCTACTCCAGAGTTAGCTTCAGACGCTAACGTCACTACTGGTGTGGTATTTTCTGCACCATCAGCTAGTCAAGTAAATTGGACAGCAGAAAATCTATATATTGGTGCTGATGTGTATGCTATTTCAGGAGCCAATACAAGCCAATTAGAAGCCTTGAATTCAGATGGAAGAAAATATTATGTATATTACAAAAAAGGTGAAGATAGATTTAGAGTAAAATCAGAATCAGATTTTAAAAATATTATCGCTAAAAAAAGAGATAGTGAAATAAAAGTTATAGCCCACGTTCATTACGATTTACCTTTTGCTGCTTGGAGTTTAGTAGGTATAAAAGGTGGTAATGTAGGAGATAATACTAGAATAACAGGAACACAAGCACAGATGAGAAACTTTTATGCTGATAATGGTGGTGCTCTTTTACCCGGATTCTCTTTTGCCTCGGATACTGATACAGGGATGTTTCTAAATGGTTCAGGTAATATTTCTTTTTCCATAGATAACGCCGTAGAACTAGTAGTACACGCAAATGGAATAAACGTATCAAGTGCTATTAGTACAGGTACAAATGCAGTCATAGACGCTAGTAATGGACAACTATACAGAGACTCATCTTCTAAAAGATACAAAAAAAATATTGTTGAAACGGCATTAGATTCAAGTAAAGTATATGATTTAAAACCTATTGATTTTGAATATAACGAAAATTCTGGTTCAGAAGGCAAAAAGGGTTTTGGGTTAATAGCTGAAGATGTAGAAAAAATTTACCCTAAAATAGTACATTATAATGAAGACGGAACAGTAGAAAGTGTAGCTTATGATAGACTATCCTTATTACTACTAATGGAAATTAAAAAACTAAAAGAAGAAATAGAAAAACTAAAGGAGAATAACTAATGGCTGATACCACAATAACAGTAACATTTACAGAAGCTCAATGGGCTAGAGTTGTTACCGCTTCTAATCATATAAAAGGTGGTTGGGAAATAGGTCCCATATCATCCACAATAGATGCAGATTATTTATCAACACACTGGAAAAATGAGATAAGTGCAATTGTCAAGAACTACGAAAAAAGCCAAGCGTCAGTTGACGATTTCTAAAATCATTCAACATAGACTAAATAACCCACACGATACCTTGCAACAAATAGCAACTACTTTTGGTTGCTCTAGACAATATATACACAAGGTGTTGTTACAAAATGATGTACCTACTATTAGGGCTAAACGCCAAAAAAATGTACGCTATTGTTTAATATGTAACGAAATAAGCACTAAGTTAGTTCACGATGGTTCTTGTCATTTTCAATATTACAACCTAAAAGTAAATTGTGCTTTTTGTCACATCCCCTTTTATAGAAAGAGATATTCTATAATTCAAAAACATCGAGAAGGCTACAAGAAAATATATTGTTCAAGAGATTGTTACCACAGAGCAAGAAGTAACAAGATATAATATACTATTTATAGAAGCAATATTCAAATCTAGAAGATTTAATTATAATAATTTATGGAAGTAAATGACGATTTAATATTGCAATGGGAACCTAAGATACAAAAAATGGTTTCTAATACCTTTATTTTGGGTTTAGACAGGGAAGACCTGGCTCAAGAACTACGAATAGGGTTAGTAAAAGCTGCCAAAGCGTTTGACGAATCTAGAGGAATCTCTTTCCACACCTATCTACACACATCTTTAGTTAATGCCACACGTACATTAATAACTAAAGCACAAAAACAATTACAAACTAGAAGCATAGAATTTAAATTTAACGATTCGGAAATAATCCCAACAGAAATTTCTAATGCTCTAACAGACCCTAAAAACAATTATGAAGAAATTGATATTGAAATTTTAATTGACAACACAGCATTACTTGAAAGTGAAAAGCTTTTTATAAGATTGAAACTAGAAGGAATGACAATGGAAGAAATAACGGAAGACCTAGGAGAAAATTCATATAAAATTAGACATTCGATAAGACAAAAAATCCACAATATATTTGAAGAGCACTTGGAGAAGAAAGATGCCTAGAAGAACACGTCCTAGTGGGGGATTTATAAGAAAGAAAAAAAATAGTCACCCAGTGGTTGAAGAGTTGATATTTAGTGTAGTAGCTTCTAATCAAGACATGGAGAACGCTTGGATAGAAGGAATGTACCCAACTTTTGAAGAAGCAAAAGATATGGTTGATAATTTTAGACAAAAAGATATTGACTTATACATCTATTCCAAAGATAATAGGGTTTTATACACTAAAAAAGGAGTAATTGGTGGCGAGCTATGAGTATATTGAATCTGCTCTAATCTTAAACCTAGATACTAAAGAAAAAATAAGGGACTTTAAATACGGTGCAAAAGATTTTGCCAAACATGGGGACGCATATAACTTCCTAATGAACCACTTTGACAAGTATGGGAGATTTCCAAGTAAAGAAGATTTATGTGACAATTACCCAACATTAGACAGTTCAGCTTATAGTTCTAATTTTGATTATTCATTAGAAGAATTTAAACAACATGTATTAGAAAGAACTATTTTAAGTAGTATCAGGGAAAAAGTTGGGAGAGATGGTTCAAGGGTAAAAGAAAACCCTAAAAAAGTTTTATCAGATTTAATGGTAAAGCTTACAGATATTGACGTTGACTTTGATGAGGACGTGGAAGCGTATGACGATGGCAACTTATCAAGGCTTGACGATTATAAAGAGCGTACTAGAATAAGGGAGATGGGCGAAGGGCTTATGGGTGTAAGAACTAGTTTTAGTTCTATCAATACTCAAGGCGTAGGATGGATGCCAGGAGACTTGGTAGCAGCCTTCGCAAGACCCACAATAGGAAAGACTTGGTTGTGTGTTCATGCTGCGGCAACGGCAGTTGTACAAGGCAAGAGAACACTTTTAGTTTCTTCGGAAATGCCAATCAGGGCTATTAATATGAGAATGGACGTAGTTCTAGGTCGAATGCTGAACTACAATTTTTCTCATAGAAATTTAAGGTATGGTGAACCTATAAATGAGGTAGAGTATCAAAGATTCCTTGAAGAATCTAATACTAAGAGTTTATTAGTGTGTGACCATATTGTAGGTGAAATGGGAATTTCACTTAATGCTATTGCAGGTTTAATCAGAAAACACAATCCGGAGTTTGTGGTCATTGATGGTGTTTATTTGATTTCTGTTTCTCAAGGTTCTAAGCAAGCGTGGGAACAAAGCCACATGTTGTTTTATGGGTTAAAAAATTTAGCCACATCGACAAACACACCTATACTGGTTTCAACGCAAGCTAATAGAGATGCTTCTAGTATGTTTAGGCCCCCTAAAGCCAATGAAGTGGCTTTTGGGGATGCCCTAATAAGAGCTTCTGACGTAGCTATATCTATGTGTAAAGTGAAAGATTCTGAGGATAAAAGGTTAGTCCAATTCCAAAAGTATCGTGATGGTCATTTACACAAAGATTTAACTGCAATGCAATGGGATATAAATTATGGGGACATTAAAGAACTAGAAGATTACCCTGTAGAAATACCCAATGATATGGAAGGATTTAGAAACAATCAGAATTTTTAAAGGAGGATTATAATGGGAATTTTGTCTTGGATTACAGGTGAAAATAAAGATACTGTAGTAACAACCCTTAAGAGTAAGGGTCCAAATAGACCTATGACACCAGTTACAATTGGTGATATTGAAAAAAGACGTTTCACAGATAAAAACGGCTTTATAAATAAAATAGTTATATTTGCATCAAAAATATCGAAAGATAGATAATGGTAGATTGGCATTCAATATTAAATAAATACGGGGTTGATGTGTCGTATGAAGATGAGCTTATGATTGCTTGTCCTTTTCATCTAGACAATCGTGCTTCTTGTGCAATCAATTTGGACAAAGGAGTATGGATATGTTTTGCTGGGTGTGGGCAAGGTAGTTTAAAAAGTTTTATTCAAAAAATATCTAACAAATCCTGGGATGAGATAAACAAGGAAGTAGATACTTTTAAGAGTTACGACTTAGACTTAGATTTATATGAGGATGCTTTAAATTTACAAGAAGAACGTGTAAATGTTCCGGCGCCAGATATTTTGTATAATGTGCCTAATAATCATTGGATTTATGAACGAGGTTTTTCTAAGGAAATAATTAGTTCTTGGGAATGCAAGGTGAATAAGTATCAAGATTTTGTTATACCAGTAAAGGATATGGATAATATTGATGTAGGTTGGATTACTAGACGTAAGGCGGCTATACCAAAGTATATGTATTCTAAGGGTTTTAGAAAGTCTCAATGTTTATTTGGTGCTAATCATATAAAAGAAGCTGATACTATATATGTGGTGGAAGGTTCTTTAGATTGTATATGGTTACAACAAAATGGTTATCCAGCGATGGGTATTTTAGGGGCAGTTATATCTAATGCACAAGTTGATTTAATATCAAAATATAACCCATCAGAGGTGGTGTTATGTTTAGATAATGATGAAGCGGGATTTAAGGGCATGGATAAAGCAATTGTTGACATGGAGGGTAGATTTTTGGTAACATATTTAGACATGCCAAAAAATTATAAAGATGTTCAAGAAATAAGAGACGTGGATATTTTACATGAGGTAATGAATAGTAAAACAATATTTTAACGAGGAGTTATAATGCAAGGAATAAGAAACATACAACATGGTTTAGATGAGCAACAGCAAAGAATAGACAATCCTAGACCCCAAAGCAGGGAAGTTTTCCCTAAAGATGGGGACCAGGTGTTTATTTCTTCTTTAGCTACAGGTCATGATGATGATAATAAATTAGCACAGATTCAGCTATACACATTTAGAGGTCCAAATGGTTGGACTAACTTAATGAAGCACAAAGACGTAGATGAAAGTGGATTGCCGGAAGAAGCTAGACTTCAAAGGAAATTTGCTTTTTGGGCATATGTTCATGAAATTACCCATGCTTTCAACCCAAACAATTTAGAATGGGAAGTTATTGAAGGTGCAATGGGTAGAAAAGTTTTCAAAGAGGCTATCAATGACTTTAAGTTGATATCTTTAGGTTTTGGTAGAGGTAACTATCTATGGAATCAACTCACAGATGTTTATGGTGAATGGGGTTCTTTAGACAAAGGAGTTATGAGGATAAAGAGAAGTGGTGTAGAATTAGCCACTACTTATCAAATAACTGGTACTACAAGAACTGATGGAATACCTAAAGCCAAAATGGATGAAATAAAAGACTTACCAATTGTTGAAGAGTATTATATGGAAAGATATGGCAAAATGCCAGAACAATCTGAACTCAATATAAACGCTGGTGAAGATGGAAAACAATTCTAGGATTGGTGTAGATAAATATTTCCTACAAATGGCTACTTTAGTAGGAGAGCGTTCTACATGTAGGAGACGAAAAGTGGGGTGCGTGTTGGTAGACTCTAGTAACCATGTTGTAGCGACTGGTTATAATGGAGTCCCAACGCACTTTGAACATTGTTTAGATAGTCCTTGCGAAGGAGCTTTTTATCCTAGTGGGCAGGGTCTTGAAAAATGCCTTGCTGTTCATGCAGAGCAAAATGCTTTTTTACAATTACGCTCAAACGATACATTAACTGCATACCTTACAGTTTCACCTTGTATAACATGTGCCAAAATGTTTGCTAATAGTAGAGTAACTAGAATAGTAGCAACGCATGAATATGCACAATCATTAGCCAAAGAAGTATTAGATAAAGCAAAGATAAAGATTGACGTTATAAATGACAATAGTAACACAAGAGAATTTTAATGATGAAATAGCAACTCTATTAACTAATTTAGTTGATGATTCAAGTGTAATAATTGATATAGAATCTAATGGGACAAACCTATTTTCAAACCAACAACTTTGTGGTGTAGGTATTGGGATACCCACCAAAGAAAATTTCTTGCAATATTACCCATTTAGACATAAGCACACTCAAGGTGAGAACTTGGATAATGACCAATTAGTAGCTTTGATTAGCATATTGAGTAATAACGCCACTACATTTATAGGGCATAATTTAAAGTTTGATTTACATTTTATGGAACTAGATGGTTTAGTTGTAGACGACAAAAAGATGATTGACACAATTGTAATGCTTCGTATGATTGAACATTCAGATGAGAAGCAATTAGGACTTACTAAAGCAATACATAGACACTTTGGGGAACAGCACGCTAGTTATGATATTGATACTAAAAAAGAGCTTCGTTCTAAAAAATGGAATAAAGATTTTTCCCTAGCACCCGCTTCTTGGTTAGGGGAGTATTGCAAAAAAGATGTATATTACACAGGAAAGTTATATAGAAAGTGTAATGCGTATGTATCAAATTGGCGGCTAGAGAAAGTAGTAAATCTACAAATAGAATTAACTAAGGTTTTATATAAAATGGAGCGTAGAGGAATACTAATAGATAGCAATTATGCACAAAACGTTGACCGATTATTAGAAGATAGGTTAAAGGTTGTAAAGGAAGAAATATTAACTATATCAGGTAAGACAGAAGAAGAGTTTAATATTTCAAGTCCACAACAAATAGGACAAGTTTTCAATAATATGAATCCCCCAATACATTCTTCAGTAAAAACTCCAAAGGGGGAAGAGTCTTGGGGAGAAGCTGCCTTAGTAAATACTAATCATAGAATGGCAGGTTTGCTTAGACAATATAGAACGTTAGCTAAACTGAAGTCTACTTACATAAAGCCTTACTTAGATAAAGATATAGAGCACACACAATTTCAAAATTGGGGTGCTGCTACAGGTAGACTATCTAGTGCTAACCCTAATTTACAAAACATTCCTAGGAACTATTTTAAATTAGAAGAAAAGCAACTTTCTGAAGAAGATATAGAGTTAACTAGAGAAAAAATAGCATCTTTGATTGGTCCAAAGGGTATATCAATGGATGAACGTTTATCTAATGATGTAGTTTCAACGTGGGCTTTCATTGGGGACGAGTCCTACAAAGAAGAAAACAACAAAGATATTTCAATACGTAGATTATTTGTACCACGACCAGGATATCGTTTGGTTGGTTTCGACTATTCTCAGATGGAAGTTAGAGTTTTTCTTTCATATTTTAGGTATTTATATGACGAAAAAGGAAATAATGTTGGTATTAATGACGAAATAGACAAAATTATAAACAAAGGTGACGTTGATTTTCATAGTGAGGCTGCTAAGTTGGCTTTTAAGATTGATGAAGACCATGCACGTTTCAAAGAGTATAGACAAGCAGCTAAGGCAATAACATTTGGAACTATATATGGAATAGGTAATAAGAAGCTAGCACAACAAATAAACGCAACGCCACAAGAAGCAGGGGCATATAAGAAAAGTTATTTTGAAGGTATGAAGGGTGCAAAGCGATTTATTGAAGATGTGTCTAAAAAGATATATCACACATCATCTAGAAGCGTAGGGGGAGATGGACGCACAGGTTTTGTAAGGAACAAGTATGGTAGGGTTTATCAATTGAACCGTGACTTTGCTTACAAGGGAGTAAATTATTTGGTTCAAGGCACTAGTGCAGACCTGTTATCTGAAAGAATGATAGAGGTTGATAAATACTTAGATGATAAGAAAAGCAATTTGCTTTTGCAAGTACACGATGAGATTATATGCGAAGTTCATGAATCAGAATTTGAGGACGTGCCACATAAGGTTAGGGAACTTCTTATGACCAATACGTTAGACATACCCTTAGAGGTTGATATGGAGCTACTAAACCCATCCTGGGCAACTAAGTCAGACTTACAAGCTCCAATAAAACAAGCAGAAGATGACTGGATTGATTGGGATAGTGTTCCGGAAAATAATATATAATAAATAATATGAAATTCAAAGAAGACAAAATTTTAAGTGAAGTGAAAAAATATATAGGTAATACCTATGGAGAACATTATAGTGAAGGGGATGTCCAAACATTAGATTTCATAGAAGCATGTGGTGATGCCGTTGCTTTTTGTAGAAGCAACATTCTAAAGTATGCTTCACGATATGACCGAAAAGGAACACCAAGAAAAGATTTACTAAAAATAATACATTATGCAGTTTTACTATTGCATTTTTATGATAAGGAGAAAAGATGAGTGAAGTTGAGAGACCCAAATATAGTATAACTAAGAATTTTTCATTTCCATTAGATAAGAACAATAAATTTGGTGGATTCCATAAGTTAGAATTAACACTTCTTGAGGTTGACCCTAACTATCCGCTAGAGCAACAGTTAGATGACGCTTTGGTAAAACATGTTCAAGAGTCCTCAAACTTTTTAAACATAGAGTGTGATAGGCAAATTATGGAAATAAAAGGTTTAGATAAAGAAGAATGAGTTACGAACCTCCAAACGCTTTTTCAATTTTAGAAGCACTATTAGTAGAAAAAGAACTAGTAGATGAAAAGAGAGGGATTGAAAAACGAAACATAGATTGGTGGGATATGTTGTCTAAAGATTCTATTTTTAAAATAGATGAGGCAATTAACTTAAGAGAAAACCCAAAATTATTTATTGAATTAATAAAATCCGCAGCTATAAGTTTAGCGTGGGCAGAAGATATATATAAAGGACAAGATGAAAAAAGAAGCAAAAGAATTAATAGATAGTCTTAAAAAAACCATGAAACTAGATGTAATGTCTGGGGATTCTGAAAAAGTGGCGTATGATAGGATTCCATTTGACATTCCTAATTTAGATAGAATGTTAGGTGGAGGAATACCTAAGAAAAGATTTACGTTAATTAAGGGAAACTCTAATGCAGGTAAGTCTTTTTTAGCTTCTCAAATAGTTGCTAAAGTACAAAAAAATGGTGGTTTAGCTGCTTGGATTGACTCTGAGTTATCTTGGGATGCAGCGTGGATGGAGAAATGTGGGGTTGATACATCTTCAGTTTTGTTAGTGCAACCTTATACAGGTGAAGAAGCTATGAAGGGTGTATTTAGTTTTTTAGAAGCTGGGGTGGATGTAGTAGTTCTAGATAGTATAGCAGGGTTAATACCTTCAGATGTTGCTGAGAAAGTGCGAGAAGGGAACTTTAGTTATAACCCAATGGCGTGGCAAGCAAGGTTTGTTACTCAAAGTATTGGAAAGATAATGGCTTATTTAAAACATGGGTCTGCGTTTGTGGCTATCAATCAATTAAGGGAAAACCTAGCTAGTATATATGCACCTAACACTACACCAGGTGGACATGGCCAAACATTCTTTGCACATTTAATTCTAAATATACGAAGAGGTCCTTGGATAGAAGAAACAGTTAAGGGTGATAAAGCTAGAGTAGGTTTTGAAATGAAGATTGAAATGGATAAAACTAAAGTAGGTGGAGATAGCTGGGCAAATACCACAGTTCCATTTACAGTAGAGGGTGGCATAGATGTCTTAGAGACTTATATTAGAGAGGCAATAGATAAAGGGGTAATAAAGAAAACAGGTTCTTGGTATTCTTTTGGTGACATTAGAGTTCAAGGGATGACTTCTTTGAAGGACGCAATAAAAGAAAATGAAGACTTAGTGGAACAAATTAAAAATGACTCTACCACCAACGAGTAACACACAACAAGAAATAATAATCGCAGAATATCTAAGTGAAATTGGGTTTAGGTATACACAACAAGAATTTTTTCCTCCATATAAGGTAGACTTTTATATAGAAGAGATAAACACTGCTATAGAAGCAGATGGGGTTTATGGGCATTTATCCAAAAGAGATAAAGTTAGGGATAAAGTTTTGATGGATAAATATAACATTGATGTTGTAATCCATATCAAAGAAAAAACAAAATCAACAATACAAAAGGCGTTATGGCAGGAATTAAACAAATAATTCAAACTAACAAAAATAAAAAATCTCCTAGAGATAAGTGGCTTGTAAGCATAATAAACGAGCATCTTACAGAGGTAGATAGTCCTCCAAGAGGTGGGGTTTTTCATCCGTCTGCTTTAGGTAACCCTTGTGATAGATATTTGTGGTTATATTACAATGCTAAAATACCAGAGCAAACTTTAGAGCCTAGAATAAAAAGAATATTTCAGAATGGTAATTTTTTAGAAGACCGTGTTGCTTTGTGGCTTACAGATTTAAATATTCTTATAGATAGAGAGATTTCCTTAAAGCAAGAGCTTCCTCCTATTTCAGGAAGAATGGACTTTTTGATAAAGCACTTAGAGTATGGAGAGTTACCTGTAGAGTTGAAGTCAATTAATAAGTTTGGTTTCACTCAACTTACTGCCGCGAAGCCAGAGCACTTTACTCAACTTCAAATGTATTTAAATATGTCTGGTTATGACCAGGGCACGGTTTTATACGAATGTAAAGACGACCAACATCTAAAAGCTTTTTTGGTAGAGCGTGATGAAGAAGCGTGGGCAGATATTTTAAAACGATGTTTTGATATACAAGCAATGACAATAGCACCTAATAAATGCACAGGAGCTTGGTATTGTGGGTGTAAAAAGGTGAAAGGTGTTGAAGATGAGTCCTAATGAAAGCATATCTAGTTCTATGAAAAAGGTAGACAATTTTATTGGTAGTTTGAATTTACCACGTATAAATATAGATTTAAAAGAAAGAGACGATTTAGATTTTTCTAAATTAACTCATTATGACAATAAAGAGATAGAAGATTTTTTGGCTATATATGGAGGATATAAAGCATATCTAGAAATTAAGACCACCCAAATAGAATCTAAGGTAAGTATACTAAAAGCATCTTTTGATGATTTGTATAGCATACAATCTCACAAGGTAGTAAGTATGCATAGAGGTGGCAGGAAGCCAACTAAAGAAGAAATTAGAGGTCAGATTATGTCTGATAATAACGAGTTAGCAAAGCTAAGTAAAGAAATTATAGAATTAGAAGCTATTTTGAAGCGAGAGTTAGGTTTGTTAAAAGCGTATGACACCTTCTATAGTACAGTTAGTAGAATAGTTACTCTTAGAACACAAGCGAATTAAAAAAAATTAGTATAATGAACTATGAAGCATTACATAGGGTTTGACACATCAAGTTTCGCTATACATGCAGCTATTATTGATGAAGAAGAAAAGTTGGTAGAGTTGTTAAAGTGGGACTGTAATAAAAAAGCAAAGTTTGAGGAAAGATTTCCTGAGCTTATTACTAATTTTAATAATGATGTACAATCATTAAGGGGCTATAAAGCTTCTTTAGAGAATGCAATACCAGTTAGAAATAGTAGAGCGTATACCATAACTGCTAAAGTGGTTGGTGCAGTTTGGGCTTTACTTGCAACCGCTGATATGCGAACTGAGTTTGTACATCAAGCGACCTGGAAGAAAGTGTGTTTAGGAAATGGTCAAGCTAAAAAAGACGATATAATGAAATACGCAATAGAAAAGTGGGGAGATAAATTCCCAGAACAAGATTACGCTGATGCAGTTTGCATAGCGTTATGGAACAAGAGGAGGATAGTAGAATGTTAGGTGGCGGTCTAAGTAAAGTAGTAAGAAGATTTCAAATGTTTTTTCCTGCTAAAAAGGAAGAAACTAAAAGAGAGTATAAAGATAAGTTTCCTAAAAAACTTCCAACTATAGAAGATGTAAAAAAAGAATATGGGACTGTAGTTTGGTGTAAGTTTACTAAATGTGGTAGTAATCAAGAAGTAAAGAATTTACAAAGAACTACGGGAACCTTATTAAAAAGAACAAACTATACCCCAATTATAGAACAAGAACATATTTGGGCTGGTGTTTGCACTAGAGGAGAAATAGGGATACAGTTTGATGAGATGAAATTACCTCATGGGGCAAAAGTAAAAGTTCCTAGTTGTTATACAGCACATACAGATAAAACAGGTTATTGGGATTTTACACAATTCTTAAATTCAGATGGAAGTCCATTGGGGGGTAACATTGATTCTCAAAATGTGTCTGATGATGGATATGGTGTAATGGACCCAAATAACATATACGAATAAAATGCCTAAGCAATTTCCAGACTCAATAAAATTAAAAGCTATGGAGCTATTTCTTGAAGGGGAACTAACTGCAAAAAAGATAGCAGAAGGTGTTTCTACACAAGAGCATGTAGTGTCCCCACCTACTATTTATATGTGGGCGAGAAAAGAAAAATGGGGAGAACAAAAAATACAAGAGTATGTTGATAACCAAACTGATGTAGCTAAAAAAAAGGCTAGAGATTATTCTGAAATTCAAGAAGACCAAATGAATCAATATACTGATTTAGCTACCAAAGCTAATGCAGAACTTAAGGGATTGACTTTTGATAGAGCTCTAGATGCTACAAGAGCTGCAGATATAGCCATAAAGGGGCAACGTGAGGTCATGCAAGGGATGATAAATATGAACTTTGTAAATGATATTATGGCTGTGTTGATTGACGAAGTAAATGATGCCGATACTCTACAAAGAATTGCTGCAAAATTAAAAAGCGTTTACATGCTTCATGAGGATTCTTAAAAGTGGCAAAAGAAGTAGTAAATATTCAAGATGCATTTAAGGCGTTATCTAATGGGTTAGAGAAGCAAAAGCAACATGACGTAGGGTCTTTTAGGGAATTTATCGAAAACATATGGGCACAGTCATATGATAACCCAGCGTATTTTAAAGCATGGCATGTATCTTTATTAGCAGAAGATATTGAAGAATGTTTAGCAGAGGGTTTAAATTATGTGGCAGTATTACCCAGAGGACATTTTAAGTCCACAATATTAGGGCATGCCTTTAGTGTT